AGTGTTCATTCAATGTAACATCGCAGGGGATCAAATAAGACTCAATGACTTCAAAAGAATCCGTCATTGTGAGGTGAAAAAGATTAGCTCGTTGTGCTGATTTATTAAAAGACTCTTTTGCAAGTCTCACGGTTTCCAAGTCCACCATGTCTCCATGAAGGTCAACTCCCGGTTTCATCGCTACGTAAGTAACTTGTTGGAGTTCTTCATTGAGTGCTTTAGCGACCGAAACATTTTTTGTTTCTTTCTGCATCTTTTCTTTCTTTTAATTCTAGACAACAGATAAATCAATTATATCATACTTTTGTAATAATTACAAGTGAATTATGCAAACATAATCCTGAATTATTGATTTTCTATTATACTCCAGTACAATCTCCAACCTACTTCTCTAGGAGTGATAGAGCAACCCCCGGTTGCGTGATCTGCATCCCGCTCCCGCATCACCCTCTGCTGCTGCTTCGCAGAGGGCCTGAGCGAGCCCTTGGAATGCAGCGGGCACAATTATTGTTCGATGCGTGTATTCGCTCATGGCAACCTCATTTTCTGTTTGATGTGAAGCTCAGTGGCCTCGATTTGCGAGAGGCTGGATTGAGCGCCACGGACGATTAGGGAGTAGAGGCGCCCGTTGAAGAAATTCGTCGTGCCAGCGCGGGAGCCGATATAGAGCGGCGCGGAAGCAAAAGAGCCTGTGCCATGTGTACTGGTGGCTGTCGCTTTCAGCGCGCCATTAGATCGCAGGCTGGAGACTGACCCGCTTATATCGGATGCCAAGGTCAACACCGAGTTGATAGGTGCAGCGCTATCAACGCCTCGCAGTAGAGGTCGAGTGGTGCCGCCCGATAGCCCGCCCCAGCCTGGGGCTCCGGTATTATTATCTCCGCCAAGGAGCCAAAAGCTACCGCTCGTGGAGCCCGCGTTCATAGACAGCTCGGCCATCATTTGCAGCCCAGCATCACTCAGCTTAGTAACCCCCGCCCACACCGTCATCTTGTCCGTCGAGGTGAAGTCGATATTGCCGGTTTGAAGTGCATCGTTCACGCCGTCGAAGCGCAGGTAGGCGGGGAATTTCGCAGGGTCTGCGTCGTAGTCAGTGGCGGTGTTTACGCGCTGGTAGGGGAGAGAGGCTTGGTCTGCGGGGACTAGGGATGGATGCCAAAGCTCAATCGAGCCAACGCAATCTGCGTCATTTGCACCACTAGCATCGACGGTACCAAACATCAGGAATACTCGCGCACTCCCTGTTTGAAGTACTCCAGAATGCGTTACCAATTGCCACTCACGGGTCAAGGCAGCTTTTGTGGAAAATCCTGTACTCCAATTCTTGGTGTTGTTAGACGTAATTCGCACTGCCGTGGCTGGGGATACAAGCCCTGCCCTGACGTAGACTTTTGCTGACCCCTGTAGGCCTGGCGGGAAAGCTAGTTCTTGTCTGACAAACGTAGACGCGGAAAAGGTATAGAGCCTTGCTGTGCTAGTGCCATCAGGCGCTGTAATCGATCCTCCGTCAGTTGGTGCCCCTCCGGTAGTTCCTGCTTTACTCCAAACCGCATCCACAAACTCCTCAGTCTTCGTCAGCAGGTTAACCCTTGCACTCAGCACAGGCCGATTGGTAGAAGTGTCTTGACTGGCGTGATTCCCCCGTCCAGACTTATCGAGAATGCGCCCCACACCCTGCTCTGCGGCAGTCACGGGCACAGTGCCTGCGCTGTCCTGAAACAGCGTGCTCATGTCGCTGGGGTCGTACCACGCGCCGGGTTCGGATGCAGCGAATAGGGTGCGGGGGTTGAACCCCGCCTTTTTCATTGAAGCCCCTAGCTTCCCTAGTTTCAATACGCCGAACACGGTCAGGTCCCGCTGATGACCGCGATCTTGTAACCGCTATTGGCGGTAACGGCAAAATACTCTGGGCTGTCGGCCACCAGGCGCAGAGTCGCCCCGCTTGCAGTGGGGTTGCCGCCGATATTCGTGAAGCAGTTGACATCGCTGACGACGCGGATCAGACGGGTGGCAGAATTGAGGACGGCAGATTGCGTGCTCGCGGCCCCGATAGCAACTGTTTGATCAGCCACCGATGGGACCGCAGCTGCGACCATGGATCCGCTGTATGGGTCAGGCTGGATGCCTGAGAACTCGGTGATGTATAAGGTGGGCATTCTGGTTTCCTTTTAATTTCAGGCGTACACCTTGTACGGTGCCAGCAGCCATTCAGCACCATTCGGGAGCTGTTCCACGGACACGCCTACAACAGCGTCTTCCCGCTGCGCGTACAGACTTCCCACGATCAGCAGCACTGCCGCCTTGATGGCCTCATTCACTACCATGCCATCCATTGCCTGCCGGTGTGCGACTTTGGCGCGCAATAGGCCGTTGCCCGCTGTCTGAATAGATGCGGCCTTGGCGGTTTCGTCTGCCAGCGCCTCTGCAGCTGCCATAGCCGATTCGTAGGCGGCAATGGCCGTGTCCAGTTCGCCGGGGGCCGCTGCTTTCGCCACGCCGAGCGCGGTGCCGTCGGCGTACACGCCACGATCCAGCAAGGCCACTGCCATTTGTTCGGCTGCGGTGATGTAAACGGCAATCAGTGCGTCCTCGTCGGAGCTATCAACCCGCAGGTGCAGCTTTGCTTCGGAGGTGGTAACAAAGATCATTGCAGGCTTTCGGCGTAGGCAACGGCGGCGGGTTCTGCGTCAACCTGGCCGGATGCGACGGCCACGGCCAGCGCTTCGCCTTCCAGCTCGATCACGTCATCGGGCTTTCCGTAGTGGCCTTCGACCAGCACGCGCACTTTCGTGGCATGGGCTTGTTTTTTGGTTGCCATGGGTGTTCCTTGTCGAATCGCAATGAAAAAACCGCCCGGCGAACCGGGCGGCTTTTGCTTGGGACTGTTTAGGTGGCGGAATTGGCGTAGTGCTTAATGGCCCCGCCGTTGTCCACCATGTTTGCGCCGGAGCGGCAGAACGCCACAAAGCCCACCTGACCCTTGAGCGTGTACGCGCTGTCGGTCATGCGGAACAGGGTGACGTCCATCACATCGCGGATCAGGTACTTGCCGAAGTCACCGAACAGGATGGACTTCGCGTTAGCAGCCATGACGGGCATGTACTGGTTGATGACGATTTCGCGGCCCAGCAGGCGGTCGGGTGCGCCGCCTGGATTGCCGGTTTCGTAGCCTGGCACGAAGATGGGTCGGTTCTGCGTGTCCTTGACTTTGCGCAGCGCCTTGAGGGTGCTGTCGTTCATCATGTAGCGGCAGGCTGCGCGGTAGGCGGGGTCTACCGAGTGCTCCAGGTCCACCAGGTCGTCATAGATGACGGTGGTGGTTTGGCCGGTAGTGCCCACCTTGCCAGCGGTCGAGGCTGCGATAACGCCCTTCGGCTGGGCAGTGCCGGTGCCCAAAACGTGGTGGCGGTCTTGGATGCGGCCAAGGCGCAGGCGCAGCAGGTTCTGAATGTAGGACTCGATGTCAAACATGCTGTCTTGCAGCAGCTCGAACGGCAGCGCGATGCTCTTGGAGCTGTACTTGTACACGTCCAGCGATGCCTGGCCGAAGGTGGTTTCCAGCGCCGTCACGGCGGTATTCTGGCCGACGATTTCGCCCTCTTCTGCCGTCGCGTCGGTGGTTGGGAACAGCATTTGCGCACCAGTAGAAGTGCGGATGCTGCTTGCCACGCTGCGGACGCTGCCCGTGGCCTTCATGGCTTCGATCAACTGGCGGCTGAATTCCGGAGCCACAGTGAAACCACCTTCGGAGCCGGTGGTCGTGGACATTGCGGCCTGAATGTCGGGGTTCTGGCGCGATGCCACGGCCTGGCGCTGCTCTTGGGTCAGGGCAGACAAGCCACCCTTGAGCATGGCGCGCAGGGCTTCGGCTTCGGTGGACTTGCCGCCGCCTTGACGGGTCGCCTGATTCATGGCGGCTTCGTGCTCGGATTGCGCGTCGCCTGCAACTTGGTTGATGCGGTTTTCGCGGGCGATTTCGCCGTCGATCGCTTCGACTTCTGCCAGCAGGGCGTCCAATGCTGAAGCATCGGCGGCGTTCATGCGCTGGTCAGAAGGGGTCTTGGCGTTGATGTCGTGGGCAGCCTTAGCCTTTGCGTCACGCTGGGCGCGCAGTTGCGCGAGTTTCGATGCCATGGTGTGGCCTTTCTTGGTTTGCTTCGCCCGCAAGGGGCATGAAAAACCCGCAGGGCTTTTGCCGTGCGGGGTGCTGTGAAGCCCTTTGCGGGGCACAAAAAAACCGCCTCTAGGGCGGTTCTGTTGTTTGGTGCGCGATGCGCGTTACTGGTTAAGGAGCGACAAGACGCGCAGGCGCTGGGCCTGGCGTTTGCGGTGGTCTTCGCTTGCCATGGCCTCTTCAGGCTCTGGCGCCGGTTCTGGCATGGGCGCTGGCGCGCGTTCTGCCTTTGGGGCGTTGTCGTAGGCGGACAGGTTCCACGCACCGGCCTTTGCCTCTGCCTCGGCAATGGATGTGGCAAAACCAGCATCGAGCGCTTCTTGCGCGGTGAACCAAGTCTCAGCCGCCATCCATTCGGTGATTGCCGCGATGTCCTTGCCTGTCTTGTCTGCGTAGGTTTCCGCAAGCGTGCCGTCGATCTTGTCCAGCAGGTCAGCCTCTTTGCGCAGGTCTTCCGCGTTTCCCCACATGCCCGTCCACGCCTTGTGGATCATGAACATGGCGCCCTTGGACATAACGATTTCGTCGCCAGCCATGGACACAAACGTGGCCGCACTCGCGGCGAGACCGTCGATATGCACCACCACCTTGCCTTTGTGGGCGCGCAATGCTTGCTCCATGGCGCGAGCGGCGAACACTGAGCCTCCAGGGCTGTTCACGCGCAGGTTGATGGTGGCTTGCTTGTCCACCGCGTACACGGCCTTGACAAACGATTCAGGGGCTAC